ATGTTGATGGACCAGTTCGATGTGAACTGCCTTACTGTCGAGAAAGGCAACGCCATTGCCAAACACATGTATGAAAAGGTAGGGTTAAGCGATGACGAACCCATTGATATCACCCTCTTCAACAACAAAGGTGGACGGGACCAGCATTGCATGTTGATGTCGTCGTACAAACTGAGCGACGATGAAAAGAAAGCGTTGGCGATTCTGTTGAATGCTGTTACGATGAAATTGTTCAACAGCGTGTACATAAATAAATATAACGCATCTTGCGTTGACGTAGATGCGTTAGTTAGTCAATTGACCCACTGATTTATTTCTGAGGAGCTTCTTGCTTTTCGTCCGTCTTTGCGGGCTGTTCTTGCTTATTTTCAGTTTTTTGCTGCTTTTGCTTTGGCTTGCTGATTTTCAAACCGAAATACTTTTGGAGCCTATCACGCACCTCGTTAATAACTTTCTTCGTAGGAGCTTCCCCGTTTTTAGTGAGCAACGGAAGTATCTCCATATCGAAGTCTATCGGGGAACCCGTCTTCGTGTACTCCTTTACGGTTTCTATGATAGTCTTTCCTTTATCACCGAAGTCAGATATCAAGCGCTCTTCAACTCTCTTTCGGCAACCCTCCAAAAAATTATTGAACTGCTTCAGCAACTTGTTGCTGTCAACTTGGTTCTCGTCTATGTTTTCTGGAATCTGCTGATTGCCCTGTTCGTTGTTTGCCTGTTGAGGCTGGGCTGTCTGCTGCGGCTGACCATTCTCCTGAGCTGGCTGCTGAGTCTGGCCTTGTTGATTTCCAGCGGCTGGCTGCTGGGCGGTCTGCGGTGCATTCTGCTGAGGCTGTGCCTGAGGAGCTGGCTGTTGCTGGGGTGCCGCATTCTGTTGCGGTTTCGGTTGTGGTTGCTTTTGAGCAGGTTGGGTCGCCTGTTGTGGCTGCGGCTGTTCAGCTTCCATGCAGATATTCCGCAGGGACACGATGCTGTCCATGATACATCTAGGGATATTCAACTTGCGTATTTCAGACTCGAACAATGTCATATGTAGGTCAGCTTAATCCTGAATCTGACTATAGTTTATAGCCTAGATGATACCTTAAACGAAACACCCACGGTCGGAACCGTGGGTGAATGCTAAGATATGTTCGGTTATTTATCCTTGTTTTCCACTAGCGGCTTGTCTTTCACGAGCTTTCGCCATTCTGTTCTTTATAACAGCGTTTTGGCCTGCCGATTGAATCCTGTTATACACTATTTGTTCATCGTATGGTTTGCCTGTCTTTGGGTTCTTTTTAACTTGTTTTCCATCATAGTATTTGGCTTGCTCCTTGGCTTCGGCGTCCTCTTTGATTTTCTTTTCCTCAGGACTCAGATTGTTCCAGGAAATGTTCCCAGAGTAGTATTCAGTTGTTCCTTTTGAATCTTTCATCGTGTGATAGACTTCGTCGTTCTGGTTATTTTTTTGCGGTGTAGCGGCCTGCTGCTGGTTGCCCTGCTGTGCTGGCTGTTTGGTACCATTCTGTGCGGCCTGCTGGTTGCCCTGCTCGGCTGTCTTTCCCCAGGTGCCATTCCTCTTTTTGGCAAGGGCTTCTTTAGCCGCATTATCGGCCATGTTGCTGGCCCATAGTTCGCTCTTGCCCTTCTGCTTTGCGGAGGCCTGGTATACCTTCAGATAGTTCTTTTTCATCCCCTCATAGAACTTCTTTTCTTCGTCGTTTTGGGGAGTAACATTTCCGTTCGACGCCTGGTTACCAGGAGTTTTTTCACCCTTTGTCGTGGTAGCGGCGTTAGCTTCGTTTTTCTTTTGCTGTTGGGCTCTTGCAATAAATGCCTTGGTTTCGTTCGGCATCTTTTTCTGCATGAGAGGGGCTATGCCGAAGTTTTTCCAGATATTGTATGCTTGCTGTGTGATTGATTTTTGTTGAAGCAAGGAATCAGCTTTTTCTTTGTTAAAAGGGTGTGATGTCAGCTTCTTGTCGGTTTGGTTTTCCGCCGTGTTTGCTGGGGTGGTTTGCTTGGATGCATAAGCCTCATTGGAAGGTTGCGTGCTAAATAGGTTTGCTACGTTCATGTTAGCCTTGTTCATTGCGGCAAGAGTCTGCTTACCGATGAGACCATCTGCCGTCACGCCAAGTTTTTCCTGCAATTCCTTGACCTTAACCTTTGCTTCTTTAAGCATATCGTTGAACGCCTGTTGAGTCGCCTGGTCCATCTTTCCAGTTTCCTCCAGGTCTTCGACTTTCTGGATTGCCTGGATTGTCTTTGGACCGAGGATACCGTCTCCGACAAGTTCCGTCTCAGGGTGTCTTGACCTGATGAAGAACTGCACGGTTGCTACATCGGCGCCCTTCCTGTACTTAGGAGCGGCAGGGTTTGCATTGGCCTGGGCCTGTTGCTCGCCATTGTTTTCCGATTGTGCTTGCGGCTGTTGTTCGGTATTGCTTGCCTGGTTAGACTGTTCGGCGGTTGCCTGAGCATTGGTTTGCTCTGCTGGCTGTTGTTCTGCTGGCTGAGCCTGTGCCGTCTGTGCAGGAGCTGCCTGAGCCGAATTGTCTTGGTTGACTGTGTACAAGTTCTTTGCTTCTTCCGCAGTCAGGTTCTTGAATGGTTTTGCTTCCCTGAGCGGGCCTCCCGTCATCGGTTTGGCTGGGTCTACGCATGCCTGTTTTCCTTCTGGAACAAAGTCTTTCTGGTTAGACGGTTGTTCGGGCAATCCGCTAAAATTCCATTGTTTGTTCAAATCTGCCTGAGTTTTCTTCGGTGCGTTATTGGTCGGAGCGGCATTCGGAGCAGCGTTACCCTTATTTTCAGGGAATGCGTTGAATTTCCATTGCTCGTTCGGGTCTGGCTTATTGTCGCCTTCCGCTTCGAGACAGACGTTGTTAATTTCCTTGATTGCAGTCTTCATATCCACGGGGATATTAAGCCTGTCGATTGATGCTTCAAAAAGAGATTTCAGCATATAGATACCCTATATTGTATTCTAAACCTAGTTTATACCATTCTTTACAGTAGGGCCAATTTATGGAGCCGTTTCTTGGCTTCCATGTCAAGCTTTTTACCCCACCCCTCACCATACGTTTTGTCAAACTGCGGACAGTACTTATCCTGTATCCTCTTCAATACGGCCTGACCGAGGGCTTCTCCTTCTACGTTACTCGGCAGATTTTCCCCAACTTCTTTCATTGCCAGATTTATCGTGTCCTTGATGGCATTGAAAGCGGCCCGATTTTTTGCAGCTTCTGCTTGTTGCTTTTCGAAGTCGAGATTCGGCATTCCACCGACATCGCTTTCCAGGCACACCTTTCGCAATTCGATGATGCTTTTCTTCATCGACGGGTCGAGGTTCAGGTTGTTGATTTGCGATTCAAAGAGATTCATGATAAGTTCTCCTAATTAGCCTCAACCGTATTGAGGGCTATCATTGTTTCACTAAAATTGGTCTTGACTCCGAACATACCCTTGTCACCCTTGTCGTACAGGGCAAAATAGAATGCGTAGATGGTTTCCTTGTTCGGATGAATAACATCCGACACGAACGTCTTGTACTTGCTGGACGTATGGTAAGTGAAGTACAGACGACCGTTCATCATGCCCCAGTCGAACCAGACTTCACCCTCTGGTATGACCGTTCCGTCAGGCAGAGTAGTTTCATCATTGCTGAGGTACTGGAAGATTGTATCGCCTGGGGCGTCTTCGACAAACTGGATGGTTGCCTTGAATGTGTATGACGACTCGATGTCGCCATTGGCATTGTCGCCGAACCAGTTGAGAATCTTGCTCCAATCGACGTAGTCCTCCACGGCGTAGCCGCCTTCTACCTCCTGACCGTTTCCAGGGGCGATGTTCGGAATGAACTTTCTCGTATCGTCGTTGACTGCGACGAAGTCACGACCGAAACCGCTGAGGTCGCTTTCGTGAGGAGTGTCGTAGTCGAAGTTGAAGCGGAGCAGGTCGAACGACGGGACTTCTGCAGGTCTCGTTATGTCGTCCGTTACCGATTCGCAGTATGTGTAAATAGGAATACCATTGGCGTCAAAATCTTCTGGAAGAATCTTGTAGTCGGTATCAGGGTCGTCATACGGGAGACCTTCCGATACGTAAGTGTCCGTCTTTACGGTTTCCATAATCATGTTTCCGTTTTCGTCGAACATGTTTCTTCCGTTTTCATCCAGTTTCGGCCTTTCTACCGTTTTTACTACGGTATCCTTGTTGTATGCGTCCACACCGCAGAGTTTCAAACCTTCGTGGTAAGTCGTTGTCGTGAAACGGTCGAACAAGAGCAACTGTTTTAGAGAGACATCCTCGTAATACTTGCTGCCGTCTGCATCCTGTTTCTGCATAAGAGTCGTTGATAGGGTATGCAGAATTGAGTATCCTTCCCTGATTGTCGGGCACACCGTTTCCCAGAGCTTTTTCTTCTGCTGTATGATTTCGCTCGGGTAGACAAGGAGCTGTTCCCTGTGGATGAGGTCTTCGTCGATATGGAAGTTCATCTCGGCGTACTTAATCATCTCTGGTGTTTCGTACGGCCTGTGATATACACCGTAGCAGGTAATCGGGTAAGTCACCTTGTATATCTGCTGGGTAGCGTCGGAGTCACTGACTTCCTCGTTCAACTCGGTTGTATTGCTGTTTATAACCACAACGACTGGCCTAGGGATTTCTGGGGCGAAGTCCCATTCCTTGATTACGATAGTCCTGTACTCGTTGAAGTACGGCTCGATGTTCTCCTTTATCTGGAAGATGTCAGATATGTTGTCCGCCTGGAACTGCAATTCAAAGTTGAATGTATATGGAGTCGGCTGGATGTCACGAATCCATCGGTCGGCGGACCTGCTGAAAATCTCTCTCGCATAGGTCGGTTGCGGCCTATTGCTTGCGTCTGGGGCGTTGCTCACGAACCTGATAGCACCTATCGGGTATGGAACCGTCGGCTGCTTGTACTGGGTCGATGACCAGAAGTTCGTAAAGTTGGCGTTGTTGTGGGTGATGATGGGAATTTTAGCACTCCTTGAGTATGTAGTACGGGACATGTCATCATACTTGTTGACATACATGTTGTTGAACATGTCGATGAGTCCTATAAGGATTTTCTCGATAGTGCGAACGTAATAAAATGGTCTCATACAGCATCACCTAATCATCGAATAGTTTATAATGTTGGGGGTGGACGGGGAAGCTGGACTTTATAAACTATTGCTGGATACTAATGGATTTTTCATGACCAACGAAGAGCAGTTCCGACAGGCAATAAGGCAACTTGACTTACCGAAAGTGCAGATGGAAGCGATTTTCGACCTGCATTCAGCCATCTATGAAGGGGTGGACTGGAAAGGGCTTTATAACAGGTTGTCCAACCTGGAAACGTATTACCCTAAGATTAGCAAGGCCATCAAGGTAGGTGGTGCCGCCCTGATTGGAGGCAGCCCAGGCGCCAGTATTTACAATACTGACTGGCACGATATGGCTCAAAAGTTGGGACTTGATGACAAGCAGCTCGAACAGTATGCCGAGCTCCCAGAGAGGACTTTCGACGAAAAGGATACCACTTTCGAGTATAAGGACAGTCCAGCAAACATTGACACTGTTCCTACCGTGAAAAAGGATACGAACGACAGAAGTCTAGTCAGGGATGCAATGTCAGTGTCTTTCCCTGAGTCATCTGCCTCTGAACCAAGTGACAATGCCGTAAGGAAGTTCATTTCAACTAACCTAGCCGAGGCATACAAGGCAAAACATACGCCAGAACAGCAGGCGGCCCACATAGAACGCATATTGCGTGCTGTTCATAATACGGCCCAGATTACATCTTCTCGTGGAATCGGAGAGGCTGAACTGCTTGCACTCATCTGTATTGAGAGTATGTTCAACGATAAACCGCAGACGACTAGATATCGTGGTCTTGCCCAGCTTGGTTCCGATGCGATACGGGATGCGAGGTTGCATGCAGGCGAGTTTGGCCTGAGTGCCAGCAAGATGAAGAATCCAGAGGTTGTCGAAGATGCGATAAACCTTGCCGCTGGCTATCTTCTGTATCTTATGTATGATACCGAACGTAGCAACAAGGTTAACGCCAATGAAAAGGATGACGACCATCTTGGAGATATGACGTTCGTGTTTGCTTGCTATAATGGAGGCATAGGCACTACTCCGAGCCCGTTCCAGAGTGACAAGGAACTTAGTGTGCCGATGTTATATCGGATGGTGGACCGTGGTGAAATTACCGCCAACGATGCGGTTAATATAAGGGCTTCGATGAAGGAAGCTCTGAGTTATCCTACCAAGATATTCAAGGTACTTGATTATCTGAAAAGCATCGGTATGCCGACTCATTTCGATTCGAACGATATTACTTATCTCAAGAGGTAATGCTTGAATTATTCTGCCATCTATTTCAGTATAATAAGGAAGGCACAAAAAAGAGAATATGTAATCGGGGAACTATGCGAAAATCACCACATAATGCCCCTATCCTGTGGCGGTAGCAACAAAAAGAGCAACCAAGTGGAGCTCAAACTCAAAGAACATCACATTTGTCACCTTCTTATGCTACGCATGGGAATCTGCACTACTTATTATTTTTCCAGACTAAGCTCAAAACAATATATTTTTATGAAGACCCAGGAAAAAGAAAAGTATGAGCGACACAAACACAAACAGAAAACCCGAAGACGTTACAAGGCTCGCCAAGTATCTCTTGTTTAAGTACGCCCCGATTACGCATACCGTTCTCGGGTTTGCCGAGTTTGTATTTGACGATGTAACCAGCGTGGCCAGCGGCATCGAGAATGGAAAGCTCTATGTCAAGATGAACAGTGACTTCGTGGCCACTCTTGAACCGCAAGAACTTGCACTGATTTTCTACATCGAGGCTGTCCGAATTGGATTGGGCCATGTATCTACCCGCCTTTACAGCGACAAGAAGATGTCCCTCATGGCATCCGACCTTATTGCCCTCAGGATGGGCCTTTCTTCCGACATCGGTGTCAACAATGCCGCCTACGGTAAGGTTCTGGCGAAGGTTTCCCGCCTGGAAACCAACATCAACTCTCTGTATTACAACAAGTTCTACAAGGAGTACGACTACCGTAACGCAAGTATCGAAATCCTCTATAAGCTGCTCACCGAGGGCAAGAACGGTGGTAAGAACAACGACGGGGAACAGCAGGATGATTCCAGCGAAAAGAACCCGTCTGGCGGCATGTCAACATACCTGAACGACGAGACTAGGGCCGATGAGTGGAATGCTGACGGTAGCGTTACCGAGGCGGTTGAACAGGCCGCTGTTAATGGCGGTGGAAGCTGGGGCACGGCGGCAGCAAACGGGGTCATGAGCATGCTGTCGAAGGCTGAAAAGGCTGTCGATGGACGTACCATAATCAGGAAGTTTGTCACCCAATCAATCGAGTGCGGGTGGAGGGAATGCCGTTTCAAGAGGAACCGCAGGTTCGACCTTGCGTACCCCGGCCATGTCGCAGAGTACAGGTCTAGGCTACTGGTTGCTGGCGACGTTAGCCGTTCCATGCCGACAAGTGCCGTTTCCAGAATAATTTCCCTGATTTTGGCCGTCGGAAAGGACGTGGACATCGACTATTGCTGGTGGAATACCCAGTGTACGAAACCAGTCCATCTGACCCCGATGATGAGAAAGAAGAAGCAATTCTCCATTGCGACGGGCGGCGG